GTGTATACGAGAGGGGAACCTCTTGGGGAGAATTCATGGAAGATCGTGATAATGAAGTTTCCACTAAAATGTACGAAAAGTACGGTGAGAAATACCATGTGTATAGGACCAGGTCTGGAATTAAAGGCAACCATATAGGAGCCACAATTAAGGCTGGTCGCTTTCGAAAAGAAAGCCCTTGGACATGTTCTGAATGTGCTTGCGTGCAAAATAAAGGATATAGATGCATTAACTGCGGTTATGCACTTGTTCCTCTTAATAGAGCTAAAGAAAGAGTAAAGAAAACAGAAGAAGGTGCATCAGTTGCGAGAACTATTTTAGAAGATAAACTTCCAGAAGAAATGGTCTCGAAAATAATGGATCAAGTAACTGAGGACTCTTTAATAAAGAGGATAGCAATACAGGTGGCAGAAATTATCGCTAAAACGAATAGGGATAGTGACTGGCACTGGAATACAGGGATAGAAACCAAAGAAGATATAAAGAAGGGTTTGTATCCTGGTCTGCCCTCTGAAAAGAAGATTCCTATGGAGAAACAAATGGTTCAAAAGTTAAGAACTGTTAGGCCCTCCGTTGCACCTCTCAAAGTGTTTGGTAATAACCTATGTACTACAACTCATGTTCTTAATGGAGACTATAATGATGGTTTTGATTTGGTGAGCGAACCGATAATCAAGGTTGAACCTGTGAAGAAAAAGAAAAATCTTAACAAGGAGACAATCTTGGTGGAAGAGAACACCGAACCTACGAAGCTTTCAAAATCAGCTAAAAGAAGACTGAGAAATAGAACCAGAAAAGAACAGAGTGACATTTCTGCGGTTCCTTTAAACTCCCAAGCCCCAGTGATAACTGGGGCGCCTACTACCAGTGGATTGATCCCGTCCCATTCTCAGAGCAATCTGAAGAGATCGGAAAGAGTGATATCATTTTCACAGGAGCAGGACAAAGGAAGGAAACCCAGAAGTGGAAACAAGCTTGTCTATTGGAACCGGAATATGCGCAGTACGCGTGGCCCCCTCGAGGAGCTGAAGCAGAAAAGCATAGCTTCAGGCTCCAATGTGACAAACATATCATAGATTATATAGAACCTAGCGCAGCCGAGATGGAAGAATCCAACTCGCGCGTTTTGCCTCTATATATCAAACATACTTTACCATCTTTTCTTCATAAATACGACCGTGAAGAGTGGAGCAAGGCTATAGACGATATAAAGGATGATATAAAGCCAGAGGCTAGTCCCGGAGTACCTCACGCTAAAGTTGCTAAGCGCAACGATAAGCTGATGGGAATTATGGGAGAGCGTCTGAATGATATCGTACTTGACAGAATCGAGCTTATCCTCCACACTTCTATTGACAAACTTAAATCCATGACCAGAAAGGAGAGACTTGACCGGAATTTGATGGATCCTGTGAGAGTGTTCGTGAAAAACGAACCCCATAAAATGGAGAAGATCAAAACTGGACGAGTCAGACTGATAATGTCAGTTTCACTAACCGATAAGGTAATAGAAATGTTGTTAAGTCGGCACCTAACCAAGCTAGAAATTCAAAATTGGAAAGTTATACCTTCCAAACCAGGAATGGGCTTTACCCCTTCTGATAGCGCAGCAGTGTATGCTGATGTAGTCGGATGTGGGTTGCCCATGTCTTACGCTGATATTTCGGGCTGGGATTGGAATGTGAAACAATGGCAGGTTGTGGACGCAGCGAGGTCTGCTGTACTGCTTGCAAGGGATAGTTCACCTGTTTATGAGCACCTAATGATAGCTAAGGCTTACTTAGAGACTGAGTCAATATACCAGTTTTCAGATGGTACCTTAGTACAACCTTTGTTTAAGGGTATTGTAAATTCGGGAAAATTCAGAACAAGTAGAGACAATTCTTTCATGAGAGTTAGGATAGCAGACCTAATAGGCTCACGCAAAACCATTGCAGCTGGAGACGATTCTGTGGAGAACACCGTGGAAAACGCGATTGAGAAGTACGCTAAGTACGGTATTCGTGTTAAGGAGTACCTCCCTGTCTCCGGCTCTTTTGAGTTTTGTAGCCATTATTATGGTCCCAACTGCTGTTATGCTCTTAATAAGGAGAAAATGGTTATGAATCTCCTGCATCAAGAACCTAAGGATTTTCTAGAATATAGAATGTCCATGGTGGGTTTCGAAGCAGAGTTAGAGACTAGACCTGATTATGAATCCATATTAGAGCTGATAGAATCAGTGGGCTATTATGAGGTGGAGGGGCCTCATTATATATAATGGATCAACGCCGCAAGAATAAGGCTGTTAAGCAGACACAGCCCAATAATAAGTCTGCACCTGGAATGTCTAAGAGTGCCAGAAGAAGAATGCGCTCTCGACAGGGTAAAACGTCCGTCTATACCACCAGTAATACTGGTATGGTTTCAGGCGGTATGGTACAACCCAAAGGCACAGCTCCCATTGTCGGGAGAACCTCTTACCAAAATACTATAAAATCTATAGTTAGAGCTAGTAAGATGCGCATATCGGATGATGGGCTGTCCTTTCTAAAGTGTGCCTTTGCACCTCCTGATTTTGCAAATTACGACGTAAAGGGAGTTCCTGATGACTTTCAAGGTAAGAGTTTGGTTAAGAAACATAGGCTTGTTTCTTCTCAGAGCTTTAATACAGCTAATACCGACTATTACTTTTTAGTCTTACCGACTCCTGGTTACGCCTATTGGACAGCCTCTGTTCCAGCGGGAACTAATGTATTAGCTACAACAGCTTTTACAGGTGTTCCCTATTCAGATTGCGCCAATATTTTCAATTCAGGGGGCACTGCTGGCTCATCCACCGCTGCTATTGTAGATAAGTTTAGATACGTTTCTAACCACTTTGAGTTGGTACCTACGTCCAACCAAATGATTTGGACTGGAAATGTACAAGCCTGGAGGTTTCCGGCTGCTGTCTTTGTCCGTCAGAACAATTATTCTGGCTCGACTCTGATGCAGGCGGACAATATCTTTTCGATATCCGGGCTTCAGTCCACCAATGCCACCAATGCAGATCAATATACCGGGCCTTTTAATTTAGGGGTATATACTGCTGCATACAACACTGGAGCAAATTTTGATTTTAGTGCTATCCCAGAATATATAATAAAGGTTCCTACGGATCCTTTTAGCGTTTTGGGAGATTTTGGTCAACTTTTAGCTCAAGATAATGGGTTTGCTGGTTTTGATAATCAGTTCGACTCAATTGTTGTTAAGGTGTCTGGAATGGGCTCTAACGCATCTAATACAGCTATTCTAAAGGCATGGGCCTGTGTAGAATACCAGGCTCTACCTGGCTCAGGATATTACGAATTTCAGAGTCTCTCTCCATGTGACCCGGTCGCACTGGATCTCTATAGGAAGATAATTAATCAACTTCCTCCTGGAGTTTCCTTTGTTGACAACGAAGGTTTCTGGCAGAGGGTTCTGCAGATAATCCGCCAAGTATCTGGCGGATTGTCCTTCGTACCTGGGCCCTATGGAATGGCCGCCGGTGGTGTAAACAAGGTTAGCGAGGCACTTGAGCAACTGCTCTTCTGACCTCTCTGACAGACCAGGTAGCAAGGAAAAGCTTTTAAACCCTGAGC